CAAAACATTTGGTCCCCTCGGACCTCATTAGACCCTCCCCTGGACCTCATTAGACCCTCTCTCGGACCTCATTAGATCCCCTCACCTCAGCAGCTTCCCGTTAGGGGCCCGGAGAGCCCGTCTCACAGCGTTGAGTATCAAACTGGGGTGATTGTACCCCTGAAGCTGGAAGCTCTCAGACGGGCTCTATAGGCCCCTAATGGAGACGTAGTGGTAAAGCCCCCAGACCTCGTTAGAGGCCCGAGGACAGACCTGCCCCTTATGTACGTCCTGAGGAGAGGTACGACAGGTATGTTGTCAGATGTCCACTCGCCTGTACCCCAGTTTCCTGAGGATCCTAGCGAGGTCCGACCCCATCTCTTCGATTACCTCCTCGTCCAGGTCCCAGAGACCAGCGTGGAGGAGTTCATGGATGGTAGTGTCGAGTTCATCTAAGGGGGACATGCCAGGTCTAACCTTGATGGTCTTACCCTTGATGTGAGGGGCCTGGCATTCTCCCTGCTGGCCTTCGGCTAGGCCTTCGGTAGTGTAGAGTAGGTTCCAGTACCTACCCCTTACCTTTACCTTCATACTTCTCCTTAGAGGGTAGGTAGGGGTGTGTGTAAAGTTACGCTAAGGTACGTCGTGGGGAATCCTTTGGACTTCATCTAGACTTCATCTAGACTTCATCTAGACTTCATCTAGACTTCATAAGGAGTCCTAAGGATACCTCTCTATATATCTAATGGACCTTCATTTCTAAGGGGTGGGTTAATTCATTTCCTAACCCTAGATCGGGGGTCCCTGCTGCCCTTCCGGGCGAACCTCCCGGGCTTGTTGAGCTCCCACTTCTGGCCGACGTGGTTGCTCATCCAGAACTCGAAGTCCTTCTCTCGGAGCTTCTCATTCCTGACAGCCACGCTCTGGTCCACGGACACTGCCATACGCTTAACGTAGTACTCGATCCCCATGGCTAGGACATCGAGCCTGTCGTCCGTAGGGAGGGCCCCTCGGTCCCTGGTGACCCGGGGCATCTGCCAGAGGAGCCGGTACTTCTGCTGGTGCTCCAGGGGCCTGCTGAGGGTGCTGTCGTAGTCGTGGACTACCACCTTCTTGTCGATCACCAGCCGGTGCTGGTTCATGACTGGCTCCAGGACATCACAGATACGCTTCTCCTTCTGTGTGGAGTGGCGTACCTCTTCGATCATGGCCTCATGGAAGCGGTGCAGGACTGGCTTGAAGAGCTGGGCGAACATACCACCACCGAAGTTCTCTTCGATAAGGATGCGTTCTACCTTCTCTTCGAGGGCCAGCTTGCTGATCTGCTCCAGGGTGTCCTCCTCGAAGCCCCCGAGGAACCCTTCGATCCTCGTGAGGAACAGGGTAGGCCCGATAGCCTTGATGACACACACCGCAGTCTCGTCCTTGCCCCTACCTGAGGGGTCAATAGCCATGACTGAGGACTCCCAGGGGACCCATTTGGTGTCCTCTTGGGGGATATTTCGGTGATATTTGTCCCCCTGGAGCCCTACGCACTGTAGATCCTTCCAGATGAGGCTAGGGTCGTTGCCCCATACCACCTTCTCAGGGCCAGTTTCCCTGTTCAGGGTCATGACTACTAGGTCATTCACCTTCAGGGGGTATCTTTCGAGGTCCGAGAGCCTCGTATTGAGCATGAACTGCAAGGCAAAGCCACTGCGTCCGTACTCCAGCTCCCGTTCGGTCAGGTCATAGTCGTTGAATCGGTCAGGGTCCGTAGGTTCCCCGGTCCTCTGGGGGTCCAGGGCCGCGTCAGCAATCTCTGGCTCCAGGAAGTCCCCGTAGACCTTGAGATCTGCCTGCTTAGGCACCCGAGCTGGGATGATGAACATGCCATACCCACGCTCAGGGAGGGCATTGTAGATGCTCTGCTCGCTTTGAGGGGTCCCGAGGTACGTAATACGTCCACCAGGCTTGATGATCGCCGAGAACTCCTTGATCCGCTCAGAGAGCTTCTCTCGCATCATAGGAGTGTCCGAGTTCCCTGGGACCTCCACGTCGTCAGCCACGATCTCGTCAGCACGAGACCCAGTAATCTGTCCAGTAATACCCGCAGCCTTCACGGAGGGCTGGTGCTTGATCCCTGCTGGGCCAACGTCGAACTCCAGCTTGGAGAACCGCTGGCCCCTTTGGGGCTTGAGGATCGCTAGGATCTCCCACTCCATGATGAGCCCATGACAGAAGGTAGCGAACTCGTCGGAACGCTTCTGACTGGCAGAGACCACCAGGATGTTGAGATTGGGGTCGCAATAAAGACGCCACAGCACGAAGGCCGCAGTGATCCAGCTCTTGCCGATACCCCGGAACGCCATGACCATCTTACGCTTGGGGCCATGCTGGAGGTAGTGGGCCAGCTTGAGTTGTTGTTTGGTAGGCTTAGGAAGTCCGAGGAACATCCAGCACATTGAAAGGAACACCCTGAAGTCATCCTTCAGGGGGTCCTTGACTTTCACGTCAGCCTGTTGCTGACTGTTGATCGAAGTCATCTAGCTCCTTTTGAATCTCGCCAGCCAACTGTAGGATTGGCGAGTCAGCGTCGGGGTCCTCGTAACTACTGAGGATTGCCGACAGGTTGTTGTCTTTGAGATACTGTCGAGCCACGTTGAGGTCAGCAGCCTTGGCCTCCCCGCTCATGATGAGCGAGAGGAGAGCCTCGGCCAGCTTGTCGTTCAGCTCGATCAGCTTGTCGTCACGATTCATGTGAGCTCCAATAGAGGTAGCCCGTCTAAGGCAGCACACAGGTCATGTGCAGGGGCCCAAGAGAGGCCCGAGGATAGGTTGAACGTACCCCCCGCCTGCAACAGCATCTCATCCTTGAGTTGCCCCAACTGCGTCCCCGTCAGATCGCCCGTCAGGTCGCCGCCGAGTGCGGTGTTGTAGAGGCGGATGCGGTGGATGGAGCCTTCGCAATAAGCGGAGGGAGTTCCGCCTCTGATTTGCGTCCCGATTGCCCCGTAGACCAAAGTTCGGCTATCTACGTCAACAGTGTTAGCGAGTGTGTTTTCTGCCCCGGTTGAGACGTTGCGGACGAGTGTTTGTAGCTCTCCATCCTTACATGAAAAGAGAATTAGAAGGGGAGCGTCAAAGTCAAGGGGCACGCCGCCGCCAGAGTCATTGTTATTGGAGTCATCACGAATACTGCCGAAGAACGACGAGCCTGTTACGCCCGCCCTGAACTCACCATTAGAGCTATTTCCCGCCGACAACATTATTGCTAGTGCTGCGACATCCGTAACACGGCACAAGATCGCCGCTGTGAAGTCAGGCTCATCACCTGAGAACATCGAAGCGATCTCATCCCACTCAAGGTACTGCGCACTCGCCGACGCAAACTGAATCGCCGGGAACCCCAACACCTTATCAGCAGGATCATCGCTGTACGTCGGACTCGTCCCGCCGCTCGCGTTGCCCCACGAAGTGACATCGGAGCCGGACAGCACCACCTCGCGGACGGAGCGTAGGTCGAACGTCGCTTCGGGTAGCCCCGGCGTCACGTCGGTGACGGTCCAGTAGGAGGATGCGGTCGGGCCTTGGAGGAGGTAGTCGGCGTTGATCTCGGCGGGGGAGAAGGACTCGTCGTTATACCCGAGGTTTGCAATATAGCCTTCAAAGAACAAGTTAGAGGTTGTCGTCCCGTCGTAGTGTCGCACGTTGCCGTTATCAGAGAACACGCCGGTGGGGTCCGATCCAAAGCTAGTCTTGCTAGTGGTGTCGGCGGTTGTGTCCACCAACACGCCATTCAAGTAGAGCCCGATCTCTGTCTCATGCTCATACACCACCGCAAAGTGGTTCCATTGCCCCGCCGTGTAGGACGATGAGGCAACGACCGCCGTGCCGTTGACTGTGTGGATCGCGTAAAGTGTTCCGTCGTGGATTTCAACAGCTACGCCTTGCGTTGATCCCCCCGTCTCCGTTAGCACTTCGATGTTCGACTCAGTCGCAGCGTCGTAGAACCAGCCAGAGACGGTAGCGTCTTCGGCGGTCGGCATCAGAAGCGTGCCTCCCTCTGCAATGTCTATTACGTCCGCACCGTCTCCCGACGTAGCCGGAGTGCTTCCGTCTGGACCCGTTACGCCGCCTGCCGTAATCCCACCAGAACCCGTACCGTCATATCCGTTGGATGTCAGGTCATCGAAGTCTGTCGCCATCGGTAGCCGGGCCGTTGCCGCCGCCTTATACGGATCGGTCCCATACCCGCCCGGCTTACTACCGACTTGCAGGTAGATCGTCGCACCCGTCACCGCCGAGATACTGGTGATCTCGACATCAAACGCGAACTTGCTCGATGCGTCGTCCCAATAGACCAGCTTCGCGTCGATGGGCAGCGTGCCAGCCTCGTCGCTACTGAACCAAACGTCCGCACCGTTGCCGGTGTCGGTGGACATGATCGCCGTGTTCTGAGCCGTGGAGATCGACGCCGTACCGACGCGGGTTGCGTAGTCGGTCAGGGCAGAGTCAGCGGCAGAGGCGGAGAGGTCGAGTTGGTAGCGGAGGACGGGCGGGCGAGCCGTCAGGACCAGTTCGTTGATCTGTGCCTGAGACAAAGCCGAGTCGTAGATGGCGAGGTGGGCGATGTTACCCTGCCAATAGGACGCCGCCGAAATACTAGACCGACCGATGTGAGCCAAGGCCGAAGTCGAAATAGGTGTCGCTACGGAATCCGAATCGACCTCGACGCCATCAATGTACAGTCGAATTGTTGCCCCG